GAAGACAAACTGTGCTATTACTATTAATAGGCGCTCGAACCAACTGGGTTGTGCAATCTCTATGAAGAACATCAGATGCTTACGTTCGTTCACCGCCTCATCTAACATCTCCTGGATCATGGTTCCGTTACCACGTTCCATTTTGCGAAGACTTCTCAAGTGAATTAACATCCCAGCAATCATTCCTGGAACACCAGCAACCGTCTCCAGTACTACAGCTCGATGGCCATAGCGTTTAGCAAAGAACATATCCGCAAAGAAACGGAAGAACCTAGTCATCGACATAGCAACCCATTCTCTCATTACTGCCATCCTTTGAGTATGTCTGGTGAGAAGTTGGCGTACGAGAACTGAAGACGGTCGACCATCTTAACTGCACCCTGTACTTTGTCAATCGCTACGAACCCTTCGGGGTTTGTAATCTTAAAGCCATCACGTGTCTTCAAGAACATGCTCATGTTGGATGCTTGGTTCATTTTACCAATGATCATCTGCTTTGCTTGGATCACTATATTCATAAAAGTAAATATTCTTTGCAGGTCGGTAACATTGCCAAATACTTTAGCCAGTGCTGTCTTCTTTCTAGCGGTCCACGCATCCTTGGTCTTTTGCTGTTTCTTAGTTTCAATTTCCTTGTCATACCACTGCTCAATGTATTGGTAAAGACCACGTACATGCTTGGCTGGGTTGGGAAAGGGGACACCAGCTCGTACATATGTATTGTTGTACGTTTTTATCTTTTGTTTCAGCTCTTCGTCAGCAGCAATTGTTGCTAGCATGCTACCGGAAACGGTATTCAACATCTTACCGGCTTCACTGATCATGGCCGTGCACTGTTTGGTTTCCTTATCAGAAAACACAGCATTACCTGTCACGTCCCTGTAAGTAGCATCTTCCATAAACACAGAAGGTATGTTACGCATCTTGCTAGCAATGCCTTTACCAAACGATGCCTGCATATCTTTTAGCGTTCGTCCGGAATAACTTGTATGCCAGACAACTCCGATAGACGCTTTTGCAATTCTCCGTCCGAGACGAGAAGCAGCAGGCACAGCATATACAATCGTATTCGGATGGAACGTAAACATCTTTTCGTCAGATATAGTGTCCGCTTTGACATCACCTTTAGTGAAAAGTAGGTCGCCCTGGTAAACACCTTTCTTGATACCCAGCTTTGAAAATTCTCTAAGTGCAACAGTAAACTTGTCTTTGAGCTCACCCGATAGCTCCCTGTTAATGTCTGCTTGGGTTTTGTAGAGTTTTGGACTAACATTGAATATCCCCTTCTTTGCTACAAAGAATTTGCCATCACTTGGATCAATACCAGCAAAGATGGCTGGTGCACCATCCCACTTGACAGTGGCGTTGACTTTCTGGCTACTGTTGCCAGCCAACATGTCCCTTAGGTTTCTGAGAGAGTTAATAGCCTTACGTGCACCGGCGGAGCCTTCATTGAAGATCATGTCCTCAATGTGTTCCATGTGAGTGTTTTTAGACTCGGTAATTAATGTAGAAAACCTTTTCATATGATTCGGGTACCACTGGTTGGTTTACCTTTAAGCCTGTAGCTGGCCATTACATCAATCGAAGTTGGTTTGGTTTGGCTAGATAGGCCTCGGGGCTGTATCCTTACTTCAAGCTGGGCTGTTAGCCCTTGGAGTTTGTTTATCCTACTAACACCAAACAATCCAGCTACAGCATTTATGTCCTTCTGACTAACTGTACTGGTTTTGTCAACCCACCATAGCTCGTCTTTAATCATCATCATTAAAATGTGACCGTCAGCTCGACCACGTACCATCGATTTCTTAAACTTGTTCTTATAGTGACCTACAATCTTGGTACCAAGTGTTGGACTGGCTATATTGGCAATTTGATAATCTCTTGTGTTGTCAGCAAAGTTCTGAGTAAGAACTCTACGTTGCATCTTATCTTTGACTACTGTAAGTGAGCCAGAATATATTTCTTTTACTTCAGGAGAAAAGTGATCTTTGAGATCCTTGAGTAAACGTTTACCATTGGTGACAGCAATCGGTGTGTTGTTCATTAACGATATCAATTCTTGTTTTTGCTCACTCGCAATGTCTTTAGTGTAATACCTACTACCGTTGAATAACCAATCACGCATACTACCCATCTGTGCTGTGTGGGAGTTCTTATATTCGATATGGAGATCATAGCTCGTCCCATCGACATCTACGGTAAAGCCAAAGTCTGGAAAACCTGCATCGGCTCCAGCTGGCTCCTGGAAAGGACTACCAGACGATCTCAACATCGTCTTAACTTTTTTGTATGCGTCAATTTCGTCTTGGAATGCTTTTGAGCTAGCCATCATTAATCTCCTGTGATGGCTTTATTTATCTCACGGAGAGCTGCACTTCTCCGGATATCGACCACACTGGTATGCTTGGTCCTTAGCTTTCTGCCACTCGATCCGCTCACGCTCCCACTTACCTCTCTGATAAGAACAGCCGACGGAGTCACCGGAGCATCGGAACGGAGGAAAG